ACTGGAAGTGGTTATGGTGGAACTTCATCTGCTGACTCTGGCTATTTTTACTTAGACTTAGACGGAAGTTCAAATGATATTGACATCACACAATCATCTACGCTTGCAAGAGATTATCTTAAGATTATTACTAATACTTCTAATTCTAACATCTGTATTGTCCAAAACGATCAAGGCACAAGCACAGGATGTTAGTATTGGAGATGTATCAGAGCTAAGAGGTAATGCACAGATAGTAAGGGATCAACCCTTAGATGCTTTTGTAAATTTTGCTATCCAAAGCAATGATGAAGCCATTACAACAAATGGCAGAATGGCAATAAAGTTTCTTGATGACTCTGTAGTAAAACTTACAGAGCATAGTCAGCTTTTGATAAATCAATATGTATATCATCCCAACCCTGCAAAGTCCAAGATGGCTCTTACCTTTGCTCTTGGCACAACTAGGTTTATTTCTGGCAATATAGATAAACTTAGTAAACAAAACATAACTCTAAAAACACCGACGGCTAATATAGCAATTCGAGGAACAATGTTTACTGCTACAGTAAATGAGCTTGGTGAAAGTTTAATCATACTTTTACCAGACAAATATGGAATATCTAGTGGTGAAATAGAAGTTATTACGGCAATGGGAAGTGTCATACTCAATAAACCTTTTGAAGCTACAACTGTTTCTGTATTTGAAAACTTACCAAGCAAGCCAGTAATTTTAGATTTATCGCTTGATCTTATTGACAATATGCTCATTGTTTCACCACCAGAAGAGAAGGTGGTAGAGCAAGAAGAGGTAATAGTAAAATCTGATAGTATTCTGGATTTCAATGATCTTGATATTGACTATCTTGATGAAGACTTGCTAGATAATGAAGCTGATCTGGAGTTTACAGAACTAGATATAAATTATCTAGATGTCAACTTTTTAGAAGACCTATTAGATATATTAGATGAGCTAGATATACAAGAAGAACAAGACCAACTACAAGCAGATGTAACATCTGTTGCTATTTCAGGAACAACATTTGGTCAAGATTTAGATACTCAAATAACAACTTTTCTTACAGGTGAGAAGCTAACAATCTTGCGAAGTGTCAACAATACAGCAAGAGTAGATATAAATTCTGATGATAGTTACACAGTAATAATAATACAAGATGGTGTATCAAGAACTATTAAGATCAATGGTGGCAGTGATAGTATTATTAGAATAAAACAAGAGAACTAAATTGAAAAAGCTAATATTTATAATTTTGCCATTGTTGGCAATACCTATGTTATTGCAATGGACTTTTGTCGAAGTGATAAAGCTTAGAACTTTTGATGCTTTTGTTAAAGAATATGAAGAGTCTGGATTTTTTACAATTCTTAACATTACCGAAGAAGATGTAGCAAACGAAGGTGGCTATCCTTTACCAAGAGAAAGACTTGCCGAGATACATATAGACCTGTTACAAAGAGGTGCATTAGGTGTTGGTTGGGTGTTAGCTTTTCCACAACCTGATAGGTTAGGCGGTGATGAAGTTTTTGCAGAAGCACTTTGCTATGGTGGATCTGTATTGGCAATGTTTGAGGATGGTAGTAGTAATTATCCTGCAACCTCTGGAACAGTCATACTTGGTAATAATGATGCTTTAGGCATACAGTCAACAGGTGTAGTGCAAAATATAGATATTTTAAAAGACTGCTCTAACCAAGGCATAGCAATCGCACCGACTGAGGTAGATAATCTTGTAAGAAGAATACCTCTAATGTTACAAACTCCTGATGGCTTTGTTTCTGCGTATGGAACTGAGGTAATGAAGGTGCTTGCAGGGAACAGCACCTATATTATTAAAACCAGTAATACTGGTATAGAAGAAATAACAGTGCAAGGACTGCCACCAGTAAAAACAGATAATCTTGGTCGTAAATGGATTTCTTGGGTTGACACCAAGCAAACAACACTTGCAGAAATGGATGTTGAGGGAAGATATGTTTTTGTTGGTTTTACTGCTAGTGGCATCATGCCGCAAATAGCAGTTCCAAATAATTTACTTGAGCCGCATAAGATACAAGCTGCTTTAGCTGAGTCAATCTTAATAACAGACTCACCAAGTATACCGGATTGGAGTTTTGGACTAGAAATAGCAGTTTTTGTATTTTTCGTAGCTCTCTCATGGCTTGTGTTGACTTCATTTGGTGTGACTTGGGGTTTAGGTATAGGCACTTTTCTAATGCTTTGTGTGGCTTCTGGTGGATATACTATGATCCAAAAAGGTTTATTGGTTGATGTTTCTTGGACTTTAATATCACAATTCATAACTAGCACAATTGCCTTCTATTTAAGATTTAGAGAACAATACAAACTAAGACAACAAATTAAGAAGCAGTTTGAACACTACTTAGATCCTCGACAAGTAAAACTTTTACAATCTGATCCAAGTTTGCTGAAACTAGGTGGTGAAAGAAAATTTTGCACTTTTTTATTTACTGATGTGCGTGGTTTTACTTCCTTATCAGAAAAACTAGAGCCAGAAGAAGTTACTCATATTATGAATAGGGCGCTAACTATCCAGGCAAATGCAGTCAAACAGTTTGGTGGTATGGTTGATAAATATATTGGCGATGCAATGATGGCCATATTTAATGCGCCTATAGACTTGCCTGAACATGAGAATAGAGCCATAGCAGCAGCATTGAAAATACAGAAAGATATGGAGCAAGCCGATCTAGGTATAGACATAGGTATAGGCATAAACTCAGGAGAAGCGATAATAGGTAATATGGGTAGTGACACACGCTTTGATTATACTGCCATTGGTGATGCAGTTAATACAGCAGCTAGGCTTGAAAGTTCTACTAAAGAACTGGGTGTTGATCTGGTAATTGGTCACAATACTAAAAAAAATACAAAATATAGGTTAAAATTACTAAGACCTTTAAAAGTTAAAGGCAAACAATTTAAACTAACTGTATATACTTATGAAAGCAATACTTAAAAATATAGTTGGAGCAGTAGCACCGACACTTGGATCAGCGCTTGGCACTCCGATGGGTGGCATGGCCGCAAATCTAATAGCAAAAACTCTTGGCGTATCTAACGATCAAAAATCAATCCAACAAGCGTTACAAAACGCAACGCCAGAGCAAATGCTAGAACTTAAAAAAGCAGAGCAAGAGTTTGAAACACAGATGAAAGAATTAGATGTTGATATTTTTCAGCTTGAAACGCAAGACAAACAACATGCAAGAGGTATGTTTAGCAAGGATTGGACTGCAAGAATTATTGGGTTGTTCACTATCGGTGGTTTCTTGGGTTACATATTTTTAGTAACTCTACAACCACCAGAGCAAAATAGTGAAGCGTTAATTAACTTGGTGCTTGGATATTTAGGAGGATTAGCTAGTGCGATTATATCTTTTTATTTTGGAGCATCACATTCAGGAGAGGATAAATAATGAAATGGTTTGGTAATATGTTAGCAAAAATAGGCTTAGTAGAGTCTGAAGAAGTCAGAACTAGAGATAAAAAAGGTAGGTATATAGCAGACGATCCTACAACTAAAAAAAACGAAGCTTACAAAACTGTTAAAAAAAGAAAGAAGAAAAAGTAATGTATGAGTATAAATGCACTTTGCGGTCTGTTACCGATGGCGACACCATACGCCTAGAAACAATTGATCTAGGTTTTTCAGTTTTGTTATACAACAAGCCACTACGCATAAAAGGCATTGATACACCAGAGAGTCGCATCAACATAGATAGATACCCACATCGAGCAAGAGAAAAAGAGCTTGGCTTGTTAGCAAAAGCTAAATTACAAGAATGGTTAGTGGGTGAGATAACTATAAAATCTCATGGTGTTGATAAGTATGGTAGGATTTTGGGAGATGTATTTTGTGAAAAAGGTAATGTTGCAGATTTACTCAAAAAAGAAAATCTTGCAGTTGATTATGATGGTGGCACAAAAACTAAAGTTTGGGGAGAATAAAATGCAAATATCAGAGGAAGGCAAACAATTAATTAAGAAGTTTGAGGGATGTAGGCTTGAAGCGTATAAATGTAGTGCTGGGAAATGGACAATCGCCTTTGGCCGCACTACTGATGTCAAAGAGGGAGATACTTGCACACAAGAACAAGCAGAAGCCTGGTTAGAAGAAGAACTGCTTGTCTTTGGTGCTTATGTCAATAGCGCTGTAACAGTTCCGCTAGAACAAAACGAGTTTGATGCCTTAGTAGCATGGACTTACAATTTAGGATCTACAAACTTAAATAATTCTACAATGTTAAAAGTTCTTAACGACAATCAAAAAGAAGATGTGCCACATCAAATGCGTAGATGGAATAAGGCTAATGGTAAGGTCTTAGAAGGTCTGGTAAGAAGAAGAGAAGCCGAAGCTTTGCTATTTGAAGGCAAAGAGTGGCACGGAGTCTAATTTTTTTCTGCAAATAATTATTGACACATATATATATTGATGTATATTGTATAAATATTCATACATATGGAGGTATTATGATGGAGAAAAAATTTGACTATTTAGTCATGCAAGAACCAAAACCAAATGCACAAACTAAAGACTTTATTATGCTAGAAAGATACAAAGATTACGATGAAGCAAAGATAAGAGTCTTAAGAGAACTTGCAGAAGGCTATAAAACTTATATGAAGTCTGTGGAGTTGAGGTAGGTATTATGACAGGTTATGAAAAAATAATATCTAAGATTACAAGAGATGATAGAGTTTCACACTCTTTGGTTCCTTGCTTGTTTGACGAAGGACACTTTATAACCAAACAAGAAGCCTTGCATAATTGCATTAGAGCCAGTGAGGGAGAAAATATAAGAACACCGCAAACTAATCGACAGCTGACTGGCTCTGTTCTTGAAAATCCATGCTTGATTGAAGGTTGCCGTAGACTTGGCCTTGTAAATGTGCAAGCAGAAATAACAAAAAAAGTTGAACATCCTTTGCTACCACTAGAAGGATCATTGGATGGTATGGCAGAAGCAAAAAATCTAAAGATCGAAAACGATCCAGATAAAGGTATTTATATTCCAAATGGCAGTAAGATTGTTGTCAACGGCAAATGCCCAATAGAAGTCAAATGCACCTCAATCAGAGCAACAGATACGCCACCAAATTGGTTGGGAGTTATGCAACTAAAAGCTGCTATGTCGACAACTCAATCTGACTTTGGCGTGCTTATAATTTTATTTGAGTCCACAGATTTAAGAGTTTTTGTTTACCGAAGAGATTATAAATTTGAAGAGGAGTTGGCGGAGAAAGTAATTGATTTCGATAGGAGGATAAAAGAAAAAGATTACTTTACTCCGCAAATTAGTAGAGATGCTCTTGTTATAAATAAAAATGCAGATCCAGACTCTGTAGTAAATATTGAAGATAACTTTCATATCGAACAGTATTTGGAGTTAAAACAAAAGATTAGAGATTTAGAAGAGCAAGTGGACTATCATCAATCGCAAATAATGTATGAAATGGGAAATGCCAGTAAAGCAGTGAATGACGATTATGTTGTTACCTGGGGTATGATCAATTACAAGGCTAAACCAGAGAGAGTTATACCTGCTAGTGATGCTTATAGCATTAGAAGAAAAACAATCACAGTAAAAAGGGCAAATAAGTAATGAGAGTATTGGTGTTGGAGAGTATTACCTTTTTGCCCTTACTTGATTATAAACCAATTAGATAATAATATTTTAGACGGAGAGTAATAAATGGAAGAAAAAAGATCAAAAAAAGCCTTATGGGTTACGGAGGATATGCATAGGCAAATAAATATTTTTGCTGCTACTAATAGCACAGATATAGGAAGAGCTACAGAAATGCTTATCAAGTTAGGGATTATTTCCTACAATAAAAACAAAAGCTAAATATTATTAACTTTGTTTATATTTTATTATAAGTATGGTGAATAGTAGAACTAAGGGGCATGACTTTGAAAGGCAAATAGTTAGATTAATAAATTCTTATTTACAATCAAAAGGCAAAAATCAATCTGTAAGCAGAAACCTAGATCAGACACAATATAAAGGGCAAGCAGATATTTATTGGGATAACCTGGCAATTGAATGTAAGAGATATGCAGGTAAATCACAGTCAGTCTACAAACAACAATGGTGGGAACAAGTTTGTTTTGCGGCTAGAAGCAAATATATACCGATACTTATATGGAAATTTGATAGGAGACCAATACAGGTGCTAGTGCCTATCTACCTTATTACTGGCAAAGATAAAGGTAATAACGATGCGGTTTACTTAACTACTTTGAAGAGTCTATGCAAAGATTTAGAAAAAGTATTAAAGTATGCAAATGAGTATCACATATGAAAAAGATTTTGATGATTTTTGTCGCGTTCAATATGAACAGATAAATTTGGTTTTGTTTTTCTTAGGATTAGAGAATGATGAAACTTATAGTGATTTCAAGGATAGAAACTTTTTAATGCTTGAAGTCGAATATTTACACAGTATAGGTAAGTTATCTATACATTAACCAATAGGAGAGTATTATGGTTGATATATTAGGAGGGATGGAGAGTGGTGACTCAACAACATCATTTTTATCATTTAAAGCTGGAGAGCTAAAATTTTATGTAGGTGAGGAACATGTTGAGTTTGAATATTTACAACTTGATCCTGCAACATTCCAATCTGGTTGGGGAGCATATAATCCTACATCTGGATTTGAATTTGTTTGGGATAAAACATTTGGTGTAGTTGGTGATAGACCAGACGAAACATATAAAAGAGCAATGTCAGCTTGGCTTTACACTGATGGAACAGATAGACCTTTACTTTGGCAAACCTTTAAGTATTGTGAAACTTCTGCGTTTAATAAAATGTTAGCCGCTTTTTGGCATGAAAAAGATGGCACAGAACCAAAGCTACCAACATTTCAGTTTGTTGATGCAAAATCAATACAAGTTGGCTTAGGAAAAACTGCTGAAATAAACTTTGAATTTGTGGGTTTTAAACCTAGAAAAGCTGAGTTTATTATCCCTGAATGGGCAGAAAATGTTGATGTTGGAGAACAAGCATCACAAAACACAGTTGATGGCCTAAGTGACGATGACTTACCCTTCTGACATTGATTGGGCAAATATTGCACCTAGCGTAGCTCTACAATTACTTGGTGAACCTAAAGTCAAAAAGTCTGATGAATGGAGATATGGCAATAAAGGTTCACTTGTAGTTAATGTCGATGCTGGAACTTGGTGGGATTTTGAAAATGATGAAGGCGGTGGTATAGTAGATCTAA